ATCGGCTATCAATGCGTCCCTGTATCTCAGAACCCTAATGGCAAGGGCTGGAACGTGATGGGTCGCTTGGTTGGGCAAGATGGAGCTGTCGGTCCTGAAGGTCCAGCAGGCGTTGATGGTGTGGAAGGCCCCGAAGGTCCACAAGGTATTCCCGGACTTGGTCTGCGCTTTGTTGCACGCGTTCCAACGGTCGCCGACCTGCCAGCTACTGCAACGCAGGGTGATATCTATATCGTCGAAGCAACGGGCGACGGACATGTATGGGATGAGACTGTCCCAGGCTTCGTAAACGCCGGCCCTATCGTCGGACCTACGGGGTCACAAGGCCCAACTGGCCCACAAGGTGAAGCGGGTGTGCAAGGTCCTGCTGGTGCGGATGGTGTAGACGGCAAAGACGGGTTGCCTGGCAAACAGGGTGACGTAGGCCCTCAGGGCGAGCAAGGTATCCAAGGTGAAACTGGCCCTGCTGGTGCTGACGGTGCTCAAGGCCCTCAAGGCGAAGTCGGCCCCAAAGGCGATCAAGGAGTTCCGGGCGAAGTTGGCGCAGAAGGCCCCGTCGGTCCCGTTGGACCGCAAGGCGAGGCAGGAATACAGGCGAACCCGGACCTGCTGGCGCACAAGGCGAGGCTGGTCCTGCTGGCGTCGACGGTGTGGCAGGACCGGAAGGTCCGCAAGGAATCCCAGGACTCGGTTTGCGATTTATTGCAAGAGTCCCAACAATCGACGACCTTCCAGCCACAGCAAACCAAGGTGACGTATATCTTATCGAAGCCTCCGGCGACGCATGGGTTTGGGATGAAACAGTCCCAGCATTCGTAAATGCTGGACCCGTCGTCGGTCCTACGGGAGCGCAGGGTCCGACCGGACCACAAGGTGAAGCTGGACCTGCTGGAGCAGCGGGAGCAGAAGGACCGCAAGGTATAGCAGGTCCGACAGCAGTTTCCGCCGATGCCGGGAATATCTCCAAGCTCGGTACAGACGGAAAAATCTTTACTCCCTCGCAAGCCTCCTATTCTCTGCCCACAGCGTCTGCATCGGTTCTTGGTGGCGTAAAAATTGGAGCAGGTCTAGCTATTGATGCCAACGGCGTGGTCAGCGCAAGCGGTGGCACATCAGGCTTGCCAACAACTGGCGGCACGATGACCGGCACAATTACGCTGCCGACTACGGTGCAGTCGTTTCTGTGGGGCGCATCTACATACAATCTTTTCGGTGCAAACGGCGGTGTCGCAATTCGCTACGGCAATGCAAACATTGCCACCTTTACAGCAACAGGTGCGTCATTCACTCAAAAGATTACGACACCCGGAACTGGGCAAGGTATTGAGTTTGGTTCTGGTGGTGCTTATATGTCTAAGGTCGGCACTGGCATCGGCGTATATGCCGGTGGTCAGCAACGCTGGACATTTGACAGCACTAAGCACAAGTCACTCGTCCCAATCGAATTGCCAGCAGACCCGACCACAGAACTGCAAGCAGCACCTAAGCAATACGTTGACAACAAGCCGACCATTGTCTCAATGCCAGCAGGTGGCACAGCACCAGACGCATCACTCTACCCGAACAACACCTTGTTGGTTGAGTACACAGCATGAAGGTAAACACACCATCGGGCTGGGCTGATGCGGAGCCAAAGAAGGTCAACGTCGGCGGCGGCTGGAAAGATGTCGCCTCGGTGAAGGTCAACGTCGGTGGCGTATGGAAAGAATTGCCAAGCGGTGCAGAGCCTGAAGTGCTGACCGAATTGCGCTGGCGACAAATTGCGCCTTATGAGATTGAGTTCACAGCATGGGGCGGTTCTGGCACTTACTTCTACGACTTTGATGGTGCCTCATCGAGCACTGAGGGCGGAGGCTACGGCGAAAAAGTCATCGTGCATAAATACAAAGGCTATGGAACCAAAACGGTTACTTGTACGGATATGGCGGGCAACGCTAACCAGCAGGGTGTCGAGGTTTCCACCACTATAACTGTGAGATCAGCTTGGCCATGAAAGAGCAGCGAGTGAGGGGCGACTGCAAGCCTTTATTTTTTTAACACCGGGCCAAGAAATTGCCCACTCAACTGTACTAGGAGTTTTAAATGGAAAGTATCTTACTAAAAGTTATAAAAGACGGGCTAGGAAATCCGACTGGTCTTGGGGAGTTTACGCCTGACGAAGTCGTAGCACTTACTGGCGATATTAAATTCGCTGACGGTACGATCCAATCAACAGCCGCAACCTCTGGTGCTATCGACACAGTGTTCGGTCGCACTGGCGATGTCGTCGCTGTTGCTGGCGACTACGACGCACTCAAGATCACTCTTGACCCAACGAATATCGCTGGCGTCGATGCCACGAACGTCCAGCTAGGCATGGAGCAGCTCGGCACATTGATCATGTCCAACGCTGCCGACCTAGTGTTCATGGGCTTGCTCGGCTTTGACGACGCAGACCCAGCAGCACCAGCGCAGCCAGGTCCTACTCATTATTATATTTTTAACACTGAAGGCACCCGCACAGTCGGTGACGCAACAGGTAAAGAAATCAAGGTCGGTGATTGGCTTGTTTACCATCGCCCATCGAGCAAGTGGATCCATTTGGACTACTCAGCTCGCACAGCAACAGCAGCAGGAACCTCTTACGACTCGACTGGCAACACAGTCCTGACAGGCACAGACGTTCAAGCAGCACTTGATCAAGTCGAAGCAGAATTGATCGCTGTTGACGGTCGCCTAGACGCTTTGGAAGTGGCTCCTGGTGGTGTGTCGAGCTTTAACACACGCACTGGTGCAGTCGTCCCAGCCGCTGGTGACTACACAGCAGCGCAGACAACCTTTGCACCTGTGACAGGTATTACTGCAACAGATGTCCAAGCAGCAATCCAGCAAGTGTCTTTGAAAGCAATTCCTTTCTTCGACACAGACGGCGTAAGCAAGCCAATCCCATTGGCCTAATTAGGTAACAAGTCCTCGCTCAGAGATGGGCGAGGCACCAAATTCTAGGAGCGATGATGTCAGAGTTTTTACCCGTCAAGTCAATCTATACAGGTGCTGATGTAACTGCATTGGGAGAAGCTGCGTCCGATGATGTGATGCTCGCACCAGGTGGCGGGATTAAATACCCTGATGGGTCGGTCCAGCTATCAGCGCAATCAGGTGGTGGCACTTTGGTCGAGGAAGTTCCTCCTACTGCGCCACCAAAGGCCACCTGGTTTGAGTCAGACACAGGCAGGATGTATCTGCTCTACAACAACCCGGATGGAAAAGACGTTTGGGTAGAAGCGAACGCTGCTGGCACTCGCGGTTTGACCGGAGCCACAGGAGCCACTGGACCGCAGGGTGAGCGTGGTTTGCAAGGCGAACAAGGCGTCCAGGGAATACAGGGCGAGACTGGATTAACTGGCGCAAAAGGCGACACAGGAGAATCCGGTCCTGCTGGCGCGGAAGGTTTGAGCGCATACGAGGTCGCAGTCACAAACGGCTACGCAGGAACAGAAGAAGAGTGGATTGATTCTCTTGTAGGCGCACAGGGTCCTGCGGGTGTTGATGGTGCCGTCGGTGATGTTGGACCCAAAGGCGATACAGGCGATGTGGGACCAGCAGGACCAAAAGGGGACACAGGCGATACTGGGCCACAAGGCTTGGTCGGAGAGCAGGGTCCAATTGGGTCACAGGGACCCGCTGGTGCAAATGGAAAGGATGGTGTTGACGGTGCTGTTGGACCTGCTGGCGCAGATTCAACTGTCCCAGGACCGAAGGGTGATACAGGACCAGCCGGGCCGCAGGGCGATGTAGGTCCTCAAGGACCGATTGGACCGGAAGGGCCAAAGGGCGACACAGGCGAGGCTGGCACTCCCGGAGTCGGCATCGTATTTAGAGGAAGGGTTCCGACAGTCGCAGACCTTCCAGCCACAGCAGCGCAGGGAGACATGTGGGTCGTCGATGAGACCGGCGACGCATGGGTTTGGTCAGATACATCTGGAGGATTTGAGAACGTCGGACCAATTGTTGGTCCTGAAGGACAGCAAGGACCTCAAGGCATTCAAGGTGAGCCCGGCCCAGCAGGTCCGCAAGGCATTCAGGGTGAGGTCGGCCCAGCAGGACCCGCAGGTGAGGTCGGTCCCGCAGGACTACAAGGCCCAGCAGGTGCTGACGGCGCGCAAGGTATACAAGGCGAAGTCGGCCCTCAAGGACCTGCTGGTGCAGATTCCACTGTCCCTGGTCCACAAGGTGTTCAGGGTGAAGTAGGCCCACAAGGTCCAGCTGGGTTGGACTCCACTGTCCCTGGCCCACAAGGCCCGGCTGGCTTAGACGGTGCTGCTGGCCCTCAAGGACCCGCCGGTGCTGACGGAGCGACTGGCCCTCAAGGTCCGGCAGGTGCAAACGGCTTAGACGGCGCAGCTGGACCACAAGGACCGCAGGGCGATGTCGGACCACAAGGTCCGGCTGGACCAGCAGACTGGAACGCTATCCCTAATAAGCCGCCACTCTTCACTCAAGAAGAATCAGACGGAAGATTCGTGAACGCAACGGGCGACACCATGACGGGATCACTCTCGGTCGCTATGCCAAATGCAGCTATCGGTCTTAATGATATCGGAGGAAGTTTTGCCGCATACGGAATCGGATGCGATTATGTGAACTGGGGAAACTTCTTTGCAGATCGTGCTCAAAATTACTTGATTATCGGTACGGACACAGAGCGAGATTTTGTATTTAAGACGACGTCTGGAGACAGAGGTCGCTTCACTTCGAATGGTCAGTTTTTAGTTGGCTTTAGCTCTCAAGCAGGTTCGAATGGGCGAGCAGGGACAATCGCCACACTAGGATACAACACAAAGGCTGGACTCGCAGCAGCTCTTGAACCGTACACGTTCAATCTGTCGTGGGTCGGGGCGATGAATCTTTATGTTGACGATATCAATTTGGGAAGTATCTCTCTTGCATCCGACTATCGAATCAAGATTAACGCTCTACCACTAGAGTCTGCAATCGACAAAGTAATGGCTCTCAAGCCTATTACTTACACGATGAAAACAGTCGGCAAAATATTTAAAGAAAGCCCCCGCTTGATTACAGGCTTTCTTGCACACGAATGCGAACACATCAAAGGTGCAGTCGACGGTGAGAAAGATGAGCTGACAGAAAGCGGCGAGGTTCAGCCACAACGCCTAAACCCGATGCCGCTGATTTCTACTTTAGCCAAGGCAATGCAAGAGCAGCAAGCATTGATTGAAAGCCAAGCCCAGACAATAAGCGACCTGACATCAAGAATCGTTGCACTTGAAGCTAAGTAAGGGATAGAGATGAATTTTTATTTAGCGATTACAGAAATATTTTAAGGATTGTCACCATGCTTGCGATGCTCAAAAGAATTCTCGGCATTACTGACAACAGTCAGGATGCGACCTTGTCGGCACTACTGGTCGAGGCGCAGGGGTATGTCGAGGACTTTCTTGGTCGAAGTCTTGATTTTGATTTCTACCAGGACATCACTGAGCCAAACGGTTCGACCTCGATCTGGTTGAGAAACTTCCCCATTGGCACTGTTGCGTCGATTGAGACACTCAGTGGAGTGAAGGTCAATGATTTCAAGGTGATCAAATCCACCGGCCTGGTTCGCACAACCTCTGGAATTTATGAGGATGTGTTGATTGAGTACGAAGGTGGATTTCAGACCCTGCCGCCATGGGCGATGAAGGCAATCGTGGACACTGCGGCCAGCCTCTATGACAGCATGGCTGCGCCTGGCATTGGCAACGTCGATGCGCCTGGTGCATGCGAGATTCCGTTTGTTAGCTCTGACGGATCGCACGACACAATTCCACTTGTCTGCGACAACTCAGACGGCACGCCGATGTATGTTCCACCGGTCTGTGACACGCCTGTTGTCCCTCCCGCATCTGGTGGGCGTTATGGTCGCGTCGTCAAGTCAGAGGAAATCGTGGGTGTCGCGAAGGTGACCTACGAAACCTCTGGGCAGTCCGCCAATGAATACACCGATGGGTCCGTGGGTGTGTTGAGTGCATCGACTGTCGACATGCTTGAGAGGCACAAGAATCGCTATGCTTAATCCAGATCAAGTTCGTGACTTGTATGCGCGCATGCTGGACAGCTACGGCAGCGACATCAGCATCCAGACGCTCGACAACACAACGACTCCGCCGGTCTATCGCCAGGTGTGTGTCGCCAAGGGCAAGGTCATGGCCTATTCACAGGCCGAGCTTTTATCAGGTGTTATTCCTGAGAACTCGCACAAGGTGATCTTGCTCAATCGTGATCTGAAAGGCTACGAGGTACGGCTCAAGAGTGATCGAATGATCATCAACGGCAAACCTTATGTGCCTCAGGCCGCCGACGGGATCAGTCGCGGATCCTCAAACGAAACTTATGCCACAGAATTCAGGGTGATCGGATGAGCAGCGGATTCACTAGATCAACGCTTGAGCGTTTCCTTCACGACAACTGGGACGACACAGATGTGTTTGTCGTGGACGACGCTGACGATATATCCATGATCCCTGCCAACACGGCCAAGCCCTGGGTCGGCATTGAGTACCTCACATCGACTGAAGAGGTCGATTGTCTGCCGGCCAATATGTGGCGTGAGCGCGGGACCATTTTGTTGCACATCGTAATTCCGAACGGCTGGGTGTCATCGACAGCCATCACGCTCGGCGACAAGCTCCAGAGATTGCTGCGCGGTCAGCGGCTCGATGAGCTTGTAATTCAATCCGTTTCACCTGTCATCAGTACCGATCCACCGGCTATCCCGAGAACATCGGCGTGGCAGGGGTTTTGCCTTATCTCTCAATACCAATCTATCCGGAGTTAGAAAATGTCCTCATCAAACTTAGTCCGCATCACAGCAATCGAAGAGGCCACCTACGGCCAGACTCCTGCTGCTGGTGATTTTGTCACAGCACGTTTTGTCAGCGAGTCGCTGTCAGGCACTCCATCCACAACAGCAAGCACAGAGATCCGCTCTGACCGCACCGCTGGTGGGCAGGTCCAGGTCGGTCTCGAGGTTGGTGGCGACATCAACGGCGAACTGAGTGGCGACCCAGTCCAGACGCAATTCATTCGCGCCGCAATGATGCAGCCCACAGCAGTTCCGGCTCTGGTCGTGACCAGTTCGATTGCGGTCAACGCTATTGACCGTCGCCTGACCTTCACAGAAGCAAGCCAGTTCGTTGCTGGCGACATGATCATGCTCACCGGTTTTGCTGAAGAGAAAAACAACGGCCAGGCTTATGTTGTTTCGGTTGATACTAGCGGCGGTTTTATCAAAATTGCGAAAGAGACAATCGCAACTGAGACAGGTTCTGCCACCATCACTCGTCCTGAAAAATTGTCCATTGGCACAACTGCAATCTCGCACACAATCGAGAAAAAATACCTCGACTTGACTGAGAAGTCGATCACCTACACAGGCATGCTGGTGTCCGAGATGATGCTGGAAATGGCCCATGGCAACATCGCCAAGTCTAAGTTCATGTTTATGGGCAATGGCTACACCATGCCGGTCCCTGCCACAACAGACGGTCGCACAATCACAGACGCAAGCACCGACCAGCCCTACAACGCATCGAGCGACATTGGCCTGGTGATCGTTGACGGCCAAGTCGCTGACTTTTGCATCCAGTCTTTGAGCGTCACCCTCAACAACGGTCTGTCGCCACAGGTCTGTATGGGTTCGCTGGCACCTCGCGAGTATTCGCTGGGTGCGGCCACCATCACGGTCAGCGGATCGACCTATCTGGCCGATGAGAACTGGAGCCTGATGCTCAAGAAAATCAGTCAGGAGCCTGTCTCGATTGGATTCACGGTCAGCAACATGGACGGCGGCATGACTGTGCTGTTGCATGGTGTGCAGCTCACATTCCCTGACGGCGCTGCCGAGGGTCTTGACCAGCAGGTGAGCCTGGCCTTCTCAGGTACGGCCACAGCTACTGAGACAGGCTACTTCGACATCTACACCTGGTAACCACTTCGGGCGGCGTTTGAGGTGTGTCCCTCACACTCCTTAGGCCTCTCTCGTCGCCCACCTTATTTCTTAAAGGATTTAAATGTCTCTCGAAAAATACAGACTCCCTCTTTGCCTGACTGAAGGCGTGTCGTTCACGCTGGACGATGCTCCCGAAGTGACGATCACGGTCAAGATGCCGATCGCAGCTAATCGCGATTTTATGTTCGCCTGGGCCAAGTTGTTACCAGTCGGTGCAGATGGAAATATCGCGGCAACACCATTCGATATGACTGACGCACAGCGTCGTGCTTTCTTCCCTGGTCAGGTGATCAGTGTGAAGGGTGCAGAAGCAGCAAATTTTTGGGACGAATATCCGCTGGCGAAAGAGGAAATCTGGAACAAGGTCCAGGCCGCTTTGCCAGGCTACGAGACGAAGTTGGAAGCAGAAGCAAAAAACTGATCAAGGGTTTGACCTGGTCTTTGCAATGGGCTGGGCGTGAGGCATTTTATGACACGCTCGCCCGCCGAGGCAAGATCAAACCTGAGGATGTGAGGCCAGAGTTTTGCGACGGTGAACATGTGTTGCTGAATTTGTTTTTTGAGCTCAGCACAGCAAGGCAGATCGGGATGGGTATTGGGCCAATACCAATCGGTACTTACTGGGAGGCCCAGAGGCGTCACCAGCTGCCGGATGCGGCGGTGATGTTGTTGCAGCGATGCGATGTTGAATTTATGAGGGTGACAAGTGCAAGTCGAGCTTCAACTTAAAGTCGGCAATAGATACGTCAAGGGGTCTGCGGTCCCCAAGGAGTTTCTCGACTTCGGCGTGCGTGGGATCCGGGCCTTTGCTTATGCCAAGGGGATGGAGGTTGTCAACGATCAACTCCGCAAGGGTAACGAGCTCGCCGGATTCTTTGTTGATGGCCGCCGAGGCACATCGCCCGAAATGATGAGAAAGAACTATCGCTGGGAATTTAGCCAGGGCGGCAGCAACATGGTGGCGGCCATTGAAGAGGCGCTCACCCAACTCGCCGACCTGTCCAACTCATACGGCGCGCGCTCGACAGGGCAGATGGCAAGCTCCTGGGCGGTATACGTCAATGGCGCGAAATCATCACCTGAGGCGGCCGGCAAGGCCAAGCAAGGCGACGACATAAGGATCACCAGCGATGAGGCTTACGCGAGATTTTTGGAGGCCGGCAATTGGACGGGGGCGCAGAGTTTGGTTCGACGTCTCAAGCGTGCAAAACGAGTCTCAGAGGGTAAGCAAGCTCGGGCTCGGGTCAGCATCACGAAGCGGGTCGCAAACTCACTTTCAAGAAAGTACAAATCGCTGGTCATCGCCGATGTCTGGTACGAGCAGAATCCATTCGGTTACAGCTTTGGCAAAGACCAGCGCTGGCCGGCAATCAAATTCCTGGTGAGGCGCAATCTAAATGGCTAATGAATCCGAACTCCTAATGCGGGTCACGGTCGAGGCAAGCCAGGCCGTTCGACAACTTGAGCAAGCCAACTCCGCAATCAAGAATGTGCAGAGCAGCGCCCAGGCCTCGGCCGGCGGGTTCAAGAATATGCAGCGTGGCGTACAGAACGCCAGCTATCAGTTCCAGGACTTTATCGTTCAGGTAAGCAATGGCCAGGATGCGATGCGCGCGTTCGGTCAGCAAGCACCTCAATTGCTCATGTCGTTCGGTGCTGCCGGTGCGGTCATTGGTGTGGTTGCTTCCTTGGTTCCTGTGCTTATCGACGGTTTGAAGAAAATCGGAGACCAGACTTTAAGCACCGCCGATGCCATTAAGGTAATGGACAAGGCTCTTGAGGAAGTCAACGAGAGCATTAAGATTGTCTCGCGCGCTAATTTCGACACCCTGGCAGAGCAATTAAAGAACTCCGACGAGGTAACAAGAAAATGGCTGATCAATGTCACTAGAACAAAAATCGCACTGCTCGAATTAAATTTTGTTGACTTGAGAAATGGTATCGGCAAAGAGATTCAGGAACTCACGAACAGTTTCGGATTTTTTGCTCAGACCTGGGAGAGAGTAAAGCGGGGAACGAGTGCAGCTGCGGCCAATAATTTCAAGCCAGGGGACATGTCCGAGACGGGTATTGCCTCAGGAGTGACTGGCCTAGATACAGCACAACTCCAAAACTATGAAAACCTAAAGCGAGGTGTGTCCGAAGCCTTTTTTGATGTTCAAAAGGATTTAAATGGTGCGCGTGACGCATACACTGAATTTATAAGAACCACCCTGGCGGGTATACAGCAAAGGGCTAATGCTGGTGAAAAGGTCAACAAAGACACTATTAAGAAATTAACTGAAGAACTTGCCTGGGTTCAGAAAATAAACCAAGCACGAACCCAGATTGACCAGGGTAATGCTGCGGTTGGACGGTTTGAGAAAGGGGATTACTCAACCACTGGTGACCTCAAAAGGGGTGCTGATCAGGCGAAAGCAGATTTCGACAATTATCTAAAAATTGCTCGAGATCAGGCTACTGCAAAGCAAGTACTCACGGAGGAGAACGAAAGATTAAATCGCTCTGAGTTTGATGTCGCGGCCTCAATCTACAAGACCACTGATGCGCGGAAAAAGATCATCGCAATGGATGAGGAGTACGCGCAAGGCAAATCGCGGCTCAACTCATTGCAATATGAAAGCGTTCGCCAGGCGTATGAGGAGCAGGAGGTTCTCGAGAAATCAAATCAAGGCCGAGCCTTTGCACTTGCGATCCTAGAGAAAAACGTCACGGCGCAGGAAAAGTACAACAGGACAATCGCACAAGCGAACCAGCTCAACAAGGATGGGGCGCTTTCAGGAGAGGAGCTCTCGAAGGTAATGGCCGGCGCGGCAGAGGAATTCTCGCGACAGAGCCAGGCCATCAGCGGAATCACAGCGGCAATCGGGAACGCTTTCTCCGACGCAATATTAAGCGGCAAGTCTTTTAACGATATTCTCACAGGTCTGGGCAAAACCATCGCGGAATTGATCATAAAAACGCAGGTTGTCCTCCCTTTGGTCAAGGCATTAAACCAGGCAGCAGGGAATATTTTCGGACCTGGTGCTGGTGCTTCAGTCAGCGGGACTAGCACATCAGTAACCTATGACAACGGAAACACTGCGACGGCTTACGCCGTATTACCGAACGCAAAAGGTAACGTCTACGACGGCAGCAACGTCATCCCATTTGCTCGAGGCGGGGTTGTTACAAATCCGAAGTTTTTCCCCATGGCCACAGGACGAGGTTTGATGGGTGAGGCCGGTCCAGAAGCGGTGATGCCATTGCGTCGTGGACCTGACGGCAAACTCGGTGTCGCTGCGGCCAATTCAGGTGGCGGCACACAGGTCAACGTCTACAACCAAAACGGTGGAGAGGTTGAAACCAAAGAACGCAGCACACCAGGTGGCGGCAAAGTAATTGATATCTATATCAAGAAAGCTGTCGCTGAAGGGATTGCCAGCGGCCAATTCGACAAGGCGATGGGGTCCACCTACGGCCTACGCAGACAAGGAGCTCGATGATGCCAAACGCTCAATATCCAGCGATATTGCAGGACAATCCAAATTATGACTACTCCGAGACCATGATGGACGGAGTGGTTCGCTCGAACCCTGATGTGGGTCCAAGCATATCTCGTCCAAGGTTTACTCGCACCAGGATCTCGGCCACGATGACCATCTGGGTTGATCGCGCGCAATACTTGGCGTTCGTAGATTTCTACAACATCGACCTGGCCCAGGGGACACTGCCGTTCGATTGGCTCAAGCCGATCTCTGGTTCTCCAGCGACATTCAAGTTCAAAGCGCCCCCAACCATCACCTCGGTCGGACCACTGACCTGGGCTGTCGCATGCCAACTGGATGAGGTCTGACATGGCTTTCTCGCAGAAACTTGTCAAAGCGGCACTCGATCCAAATACGAAAGAGGTATTTCTTTTCCTGCTGACATTCTCAGGCGGCGCAATTCCGACGCCGATTCGCCTGGTCAACAACATCGACAAGATTGTTTCTCGCGGCCAGGAGTACATCGCATTCCCGCTGGAAATCACATTGCCAGCCGATGACGGCGAGAGCTTGCCGGCCATCGAGATTGTTTGTCAAAACGCATCACTCGAATTGATCGACATCATTCGCAGCAGCGGGACCTTCATCGGCGTGAAGCTCGAATTCATCCTGGCTTCAACACCTGATGTGGTGGAGTTTGAGATCCTGAATATGCGAGTGGCGTCTGTTGAGTACGACAAGGACACGATCAAAATGACGGTGACTGTCGATGACTTGCTCAACACAGCATTTCCAAACGAGCGATATTTGCCAAGTAATTTTTCTGGACTTTTCAAATGAGCGTGGGCGACCTCATCGGGATCCCATACGTTTTGCGAGGCGAGAGCCTTGAAGGCTGCGATTGTGTTGGCCTGGTCAAACTATTCAACACGATGATTCTTGGCCGCCAGTATCCAAGTTTTAACGAGCTTTATTCAGATTATCGAGCCAGCCCAGAGCTTGGTTCGGCCGTTGATTCACAACGCTCGAAGTTCGAGCTCTGCACCGACCCCCAGCCTGGCGATACGGTTTTGTTCAGGGTCGGCGCGCATGTGTGCCACATAGGAGTATTTTTAAATGGATCGGAATTTATACATGCAAGCGCCGGAAAACTCTCAGGGGTCGAGCGATTTGACTCTCCCTCCTGGTCAAAGCGACTCGCAGGGGTCTACCGGCTACGCAGTATATAGAAACAATCCGTTTGTCGGGTTGACGGGCAACTTCTCTGTCGTGGAGTTTGTCGAGGGCGCAACTGTCGAGCATATTGTGATGCGCGCTTGTGTCAATGAGACCTGGTTGGCC